TACCACACAACACAGAAATATATCCTAAACAAACTAAACTAGGAGTAAACCAAAACAATGAAAAAACATCTGGTAGTTTTATTAATTTACCCTATTATAAAGGAATAGAGCGTAAAGCTATTTTGCCTAGTGGAGGCAAGATGGATCTAGAAGAATTTTTAAAGGTAGCAAATTTAAATCTACAAACAGAAAAGTCTCTCAAAGAAATAGGAAATAAAAAAATTACAGAGGTTATAACTGGTGGACCAGAAGAGTTTCATGATGGCCCCCCTTGTTTACAGATGATATGCAAAGAGATTCAGGCATCAGGGACCAAACTACAAGATGAGCGAGATAGGTTTTTATATAACTACATGGTATTTGCTAAGAAAAAATTTCCAGATGATTGGGATAAAAAAGTTTTAGAGGCTGCTAGAAATTATATTGTGTATGATACTGTATGGGGGGATGGTAAGGTAAATGAAAAAATTAAATATTGGAAGAATGAGACTAAAGGTTTTAAATGTAGCGACTTACCTATTTCTGCTTATTGTGCAAAAGGGACTTGTCTAAAAAGAAAATTTGGTATTGGCAGCCACGGGAGCATAAGCTGGCCTCAAGTGTCTGGGTTAATTAAAATGGATTATAAACCAGATCCAGAGTTTTTTATAAATATAGATTTAGCTGACGGTAAGGTTGTACAAATTCATGCAAAGAATATTAAAAAAATATCAGAGATGAAAGAAATGCGTGCTTTGATAGCGGAGCAGACTCCAATATTTCCACCAATATTAAAACAAAACGAATACCAAGTTATACTAAATACTTTGTGGGCCAACATGGAAACCATTAAACCACCTGCAGGAACTAATCCAATAGACACATTAAAAAAAGCATTAATAGATTTTGTAAACGGACCACAAGCAGGCACTTTTGCGTCTTTTAAAACTGGATCCATTCTATCAGATGATAATAGTTATTATTTTATTTATGATGAATTTTATGACGAACTTAAACGAGTGGATTGGACTAAAGAAAAATCACGAACTGCTACCATGATAGAGCAATATTTTAATGGAGAGTTTGGTTGTCAAAAAAGATTTCCGCAAGGAAATCATAAACATCCTTTTCCACCCATAAGAGTTTTAAAGCTTCCAAAAGAAGATTTAGAAAAAGATGAGATAGATGACGAATTAGTTGAAATAGAAAACAAGGAGACAATAGTATGAGTAAGCCTAAACAACCACCTCAGGTTTGTGTATCAATGCCAACCTATGATTTAATGCAGGTTTCTACCTGCCTATCCTTAATAAAATTAATGGACAAATTTACCATGGCTAAAATAAGAGCGACGGTTCAAACATTTAAAAGTCCATATGTTGGGTATGGAAGGAACGTATTGACTGCTATGTTTTTAGAAACAGGTATGGATTATCAATTGTTCGTAGATTCAGATATGGAATTTGAACCAGACGTCGTAGGCAGAATGATAATAGCCGATAAAGATGCTATATGTGTACCCTACAGAAAGAAAACTCAAGACAACGCTGTTAGATTTTCTGTGGCCTTTGAAGATATAAACAGCATAGACATTGATGATAAAGGACTAGTTAAATTAAAAGTTGGACCTGCTGGGCTAACTTTAATACATAGAAGAGTGTATGAAAAACTAATGAAAGATTATCCAAACTTAAAGATAACGCAAAAAGAAATAATATCGGAGACAGCAAATGATTATTTTTATAATTTTTGGGACACTACGTTTGACAAAAATGGAAAATGGTGGGGTGAAGACACCAATTTTTGTAACATGATTAGAAAATCTGGTTTTGATTTTTATGGTGTGGTTGATGGACAAACCACCCACCATGGCACTTATGGATGGAAGGGTAAATTAATTGATACATTTCAAAAGGCCGATGAAAAAAAGCATTAAAATATATGGACCACCAGGTACAGGTAAAACCTTTAGATTAATTAGACGTGTTAACGCTTATAAAAGAACAGGGACACCTCTACACAAAATAGGATACTTTGCATTTACAAAGAAGGCAGCTGCAGAAGCAAGAAAAAGAATAGGTGTGCCCGATAAAGAAGTACCATACTTTCAAACTTTACATGCTTTTTGTTATCATCTTTTAGGATTAAAAGAAGAGGATGTAATACAACCCTATCACTATGAGGATCTGGGTAAAAAATTAAATGTTCGAGTATCTTTTGTAGATAAATACAATGAAGAAGAGAGTCATTTTTTAACTTGTAACAATCCTTATTTTCAAATGATACAAAAAGCAATTAACAAAGACATACCAATTAGAGAAGAATTTGATTTAAACGAACATGACCGAAGAGAAATAGATTGGCACACTCTTAAGCATATATCTATAAATTTAGAAGCCTACAAAAAAAATAATCAGATAATAGATTTTAACGACATGATTAAAAGAGTTGTTGAGTCTGATAAAATACCTAATTTTAAAGCGGTTTTTATAGATGAAGCCCAGGATCTTTCTCCTCTGCAGTGGAAACTATATGATAAATTAAAAGAAAAAGCAGAACATATTTATTTAGCGGGGGACGATGATCAAGCAATTTTTGCATGGGCAGGGGCTGATGTCAACAGATTTATAAACGAACCTGCACAAGAAAAAACTTTAAAATATTCTCGTAGAGTTTCACAAGCTGTTCAACATCAATCTAATTTTCCCATATCTAAAATAATGGGTTTAAGAAAAACTAAAGAATATTTACCAAGAAAACATTTAGGACACTCTTATTACATATCAGATTTAAATCATGTAGATCTATCTAAAGGCAAGTGGTTAGTTTTAACTAGAACCAAAAGTAACTTAATACAAATAATGAAAGATTTAAAAAAGAAAAATTTTTATTATCAAACTAACAAAGGTAAAAGTTATAAGGTAAGTTTATATAAAGCTGCGGAAGCTTATACCAAATGGTGTATAGAGGGCGCGTTAGATGAGAAGGAGATAGCAGAAATAAGAGACTATATACCCAACGGTGATTGGGATGCAAAAGTTCCTTGGTATGATAAATTCTCTGAGGACCAGAAAGAAATATTATATTTAAGAAATTTAATTGCATCGGGTGAAAAACTTAACGAACCTGCAAGAATATGGTTGTCAACAATTCATGCAGCTAAAGGAGGAGAAGAGGACAATGTAATATTATCTTTGCACCAAGGATCAAAGGTTCAAAAGGGAATTAGTTTAAGTGTTGACAAACAAGATGAAGAGCATAGAGTGTGGTATGTAGGCATCACGAGAGCAAGAAATAATTTATATAAACTAAAAAGTAAAAAGAAAATAAAAGAATATCAACTATGACAGATAAAAATATATTTGATGATGCATTTCCACAAGACAAACAGATTGGTGGGAATCATTATCGTAAGATGAATATTCAGCCCTATGAATTCATTTCAAAAAATAATCTCAGTTTCTTTCAAGGATGTGTTGTAAAATATGTCTGTCGTTATTTAAACAAATCAGGTATAGAGGATTTAGAAAAAATTATACATTACTGTCAATTAGAAATAAAAAAAATGAAAGATGGAACTAAGAAAAAATAAAATACTGGAACTACATGCACAATGGTTGTGGACTAATGGATACATAAAACAATCAGTTGAGTGTTTGGAACAGTCTAAATTTGAAAATGCGAGACCAAAAATAGGAAGGTTTAAACAATATGTTACTACCACAAACGGAGTGGGTGCAACCAACAGAGTACCCAGATCTTAGATCATACGACGAAATAGCTGTTGACTTAGAGACTAGAGATCCAGGTTTAAAATCAAGAGGTTCTGGGGCGGTTATAGGACATGGAGAGGTTGTAGGTATAGCTGTGGCCACTTACAATGACAAATGGTATTTTCCGATAGCCCACAAAGAGGGTCCTAACATGGATCCTAAAAAAACTTTGGAATGGTTTAAAGATATTTTAGAGTGTCCAGCTACAAAAATATTTCATAACGCGATGTACGATGTCTCCTGGATAAGAAATTTAGGTTTAAAAATCAATGGTTTAATAGTGGATACAATGATTGCATCTTCTTTATTAGATGAAAATAGATTTTCTTATACTCTTAACACATTGTCGTGGCATTTTTTAGGCGAAGGTAAAAATGAAAGAGCTTTAAATGAAGCTGCAAAACAAAGAGGTCTTGATGCAAAAGCAGATATGTGGCAACTGCCCGCTCAAGAAGTTGGTGCGTACGCAGAAAAAGATGCAGAGCTTACTTTTAAACTTTGGCAGCATGTAAAAAAATTAATGATAGAACAAGACTTACAAGATATTTTTAATCTCGAAACCGACCTCTTCCCTTGCTTAGTTGATATGCGTTTTCTAGGTGTGAGAGTAGATACCCCAAAAGCGCATGACCTGCGTAAAAAATTAATTGCACAAGAACAAGTATTGCTCCAAGAAGTACAAAAAGAAACAAGCATAGATGTTCAAATATGGGCAGCGCGTAGCATACAAAAAGTTTTTGACAAGTTAAAATTATCCTACGAACGAACAGCGAAATCTGGTGAACCTTCATTTACAAAAAATTTTCTCTCCAATCATGAGCATCCTATAATAAAAAAGATAGCAGAAGCAAGAAGAATAAATAAAGTAAACACTACATTCATAGATACTATTTTAAAACATGAACATAAAGGAAGAATACATGCTGAAATAAATCAAATAAGATCTGATGACGGTGGCACCGTAACGGGGAGATTTTCTTATGCAAATCCTAACTTGCAACAAATACCTGCCAGAGATCCAGACACAGGGCCTTTGATTAGAAGTTTATTTATACCAGAAGAAGGATGCAAGTGGGGTTGTTTTGACTACTCGCAACAGGAACCAAGGCTTGTAGCACACTACGCTTTACGTTATGGTTTATCATCCGTAAATACAATAGCTGATTCTTATGACAGCGATCCATCAACAGACTTTCATAGAATAGTTGCAGAGATGGCAGAGATACCTAGATCTCAAGCGAAGGTAATTAATCTTGGTTTGTTTTATGGTATGGGTAAAGCAAAATTACAAGCAGAACTAGGTGTAAGTAAATTTAAAGCAGAGGAATTATTTAATAAATACCACAGCAAGGTTCCGTTTGTTAAGCAATTGATGAATGAAATTATGAAAGCAGCTGCTAATAAAGGTCAAATAAAAACTTTATTAAATAGAAAATGTCGTTTTCCTAAATACGAACCTATTCTTCGTGGCTCGGATTGGGGTAAATATGTTCCAGCTGAAGATCAAACAAGGATGGAAGATTTACAAAAGATGGGACCTCATTTAAAAGATGATGAGGGTGAAATATTAAAAGATAAAGAAGGCAATCCTCAAAAAAATTATTGGCATAACAATGCTACAAGAAGAGCTTTTACATACAAAGCTTTGAATAAATTAATACAAGGATCCGCTGCAGATATGACTAAAAAAGCTATGCTAGATTTATATAAAGAAGGAATTCTTCCACACATACAGATACACGATGAGTTGGATCTATCAGTTGAGGATGATAAGCATGCACAAAAAATAAAGGATGTGATGGAAAGCGCTGTTGACTTAAAGATACCTAATAA